ATTGTGTTAGGATTTAATTCCATATCAGAAGCAGCCATTTCAGCTCTTGGTGGTGGTGGAATTAATGTTAAACCTACTGGTCAAGAAGTATCTACTTCATTAGGTTCTATTGTTGTAACATCTAAATATGCTGTATCAGGTCAAGAAGTATCTACTTCAGTAGGTTCTTTAGCTGGAATTAGTACATCACAAATTTTAGATATAGCTGGTCAACAATCAAATATATCTATTGGAACATATTCAATATCTGCTGGCGGAGCTATGACTATTGTAGTTCCTGAATTTACTATAAATACTACTATCGGAAGTATAGTAGTAGGAACAGGTTCTGATATTGCAATAATTGGCCAACAAGCTAATGCTTTTGTAAATTCTATTCTTGTAGGTACTGGTAATGTTATTCCAGTAGTTGGAAATAATATTAATACAAGTGTTGGTTCTTCTACAGTTACAGGTACATCAAGATTAGATGTAACAGGACAAACAATGATTACAACTTTGGCTTCAGTTACACCTAGTGCTGAAAATCAAATACTTCTTCAAGGTCAACAAATTACAGTAACACCAGCTGATTTAAGATTTTGGAATGATATTACTCAAGTAGGAACAGTAATTTGGACGGATATTTAATGATAACTAATAATTTACAATATAAAAAAATAGGAGTATAACAAAGTATGGCTTCATCTTATTCAACAGACCTTAAATTAGAACTACAAGCTACTGGAGAAAATGCTAGTACTTGGGGTGATAAAACAAATAATAATTTAAATCTTTTACAACAAGCTATTGCTGGTTATCAATCTATTGATGTAGCAGGAGCTGATGTAACTTTATCAATGACAAATGCATCTGTTTCTAATGCAAGAAATATGATATTAAAATTTACTGGTACTTTGTCTGGAAATAGACAAGTTCTTGTACCTGATAGTATTGAAAAGTTTTATATTGTACAAGATTCAACAACTCATGGTAGTTTTACTTTAACTTTTAAAACAGTTTCTGGATCAGGCTTTAATTTAATACAAAGTAAAATTAGTGCTGCTTTTTCTGATGGTACAAATATAACATCTGTAGATTTAAATACTTTATCAGGAACTATTGGTACTATTCAAATAGCAGACAATGCAATCACTACTGCAAAAATTTTAGATAATAATGTTACAACAGCAAAAATACCAAACAATGCAATTACAACAGTAAAAATTTTAGATAATAATGTTACAACAGCAAAAATTGCAAGTGGAGCAGTTACAGAAACTCAATTAGGAACAGATTCAGTTACACCTACAAAGCTTCAAAGAAAATTTACAATTAGTACTGCAAATCCATCGGGAGGAAGTGATGGTGATCTTTGGTTTAAATATTCATAGGATTTTAAATGGCTAATACATATGGTAAAGTTTCAGGTACTTTTCAAGAAATAAATAATGCATATGGTAAAGTTTCAGGAACTTGGCAAGAAGTAGATGAAATTTATGGTAAAGTTTCAGGTGTTTGGAAATTAGTATTTAGTGCTTTTACAGCTACATCTTTTACAACTCTTTCATCTGGATCTGGTAATTTTGTAGTACCAGATAATGCCAATGCAATTCATATTCAGGCTGGAGTAGGTGGAGGTGGAGGCGCTGCGGGAGGAGTTAGTTATGATAAAGCCGGTGGAGAATCAGCTGGTGCCGGTGGAGGATCAGGTGCTTATGTATCTGATGTTGTTTACTCTATTAATCCAGGTGAAACTATTTCTTATTTAATTGGTACTGGAGGTGCTCCTGGAAATCAAACTTCAAATTTTAATCAACCTCGTATTGCTTCTGCTGGAACAGCAACAAGTATATCAGCTTCATCAAGTGGATCACTAGCAGCATTAGCAGCTGGAGGTGGATCTTCAGGAACTGGAGGTGGAGTTCAAGGACCTTTAAGAACTAATACAAGAGGTTCAGCAGGTGCTTTAAGTGGAACAGGAACTGCTATCACATCAGGAAGTTTTAGAGATACAGATGGAGTTACTAAATCAGTAACTACTCTTACGTCAGGTCCAGCAGGATCATTTAATTCGTCAGGAAATGGAGTAGTTGGAATTTTATCAGGTTCAGGAAACTGTGGTGGAGATAATTGTCAAATTGGTGGATTTGCAGGTGGAGCTTCTTTTAATGGTCAAGTTGCTGGAGGAACAGGTTCTCCTCAAGGTGGATCTTCGGGTGGAGTAGCTGGTACACGTGGATCAGGAGGTGGTGGAGGTGGTGCTCAATATGGTAATGAAAACGTAACAGGTCTTGGTGCAGCTGGCGGTGATGGTCAAATTATTTATAGATTTTTAAGAGTATCTTCTTAATAGAGCTTACTTCTTTCTTTTAATTACTATATAATAACAAAAAAATAGTATAAATTTAAAATTATGCCTTTAACTCAACTAAATTTTCAACCAGGAATAGATACCGAAAATACTCCTACTGGTGCAGAAAGTAGATGGATTGACTGTGATAAAATTAGATTTCGTAAAGGACTTCCTCAAAAAATAGGAGGGTGGACTAAATTTAGTACTGCTTATTACGTTGGAGTAGGAAGAGCTTTAGAACAATGGTTTGCTTTAAGTGGATCACGTTTTGAAGCTTTAGGAACTGATCGTAAAGTATATGTTTTTAATGCTGGAATAAATCAAGATATTACTCCTATAAGATTAACTAGAAATATTACTAATAGTATTAAAACAACTATCAATAGTAATATTATAAGTATCACTGATTCTGGACATGGAGCTTCACCTGGAGATTTCGTTACTTTAAGTAATGTAAATGCAACTGTTGGTGGAATTGCAGCAAGTGTATTAAATGGTGAATATCAAATTTTAAGTGTAACAAGTGTAAGTGTTTATACTATTCAAAGTAGTGCAACTGCTTCTACTACAGCGGGTCCTACTGCTAGTTGTACAGTAGCTTATCAAATAGGTGTTGGTCCTAGTATTCAAACTTTTGGTTTTGGTTGGGGATCTGGAACATGGAATACAAGTACTTGGGGAACTCCTAGATCAACTTCAAGTGTAATTCTTGATGCAAGATTATGGTCTATTAATAACTGGGGTCAAGATTTAATTATTACTCAAAAAGATGGTTCAACCTATGAATGGGAAACTTCTGGAGGAATGACTAATAATAGAGCTACAGCTATTGCAAATGCTCCTACTAATTCTACTTTATCTATTATATCTACAGAGACAAGACACGTTGTATGTCTAGGTACAGAAACAGCTATTGGAAATACAGCTAGTCAAGATAAAATGTTTATACGTTGGTCAGATCAAGAAGATTATAATCAGTGGAGCCCTAATGTAACTAACTCTGCTGGATCACAAAGAATAGCTGGTGGAAGTGAAATTAGATGTGCAAGACCAGCCAAAGGAACTATGCTAGTATGGACAGATACAACAATGCAATCAATGTCTTTTATTGGTCCTCCTTTTATATTTGGATTTAGACAACTAGGTAATGACTGTGGAGCTGTTGGTCTTAACTCAGCGATAGTAGTAGATGATGTAGCTTACTGGATGTCAGATGGCCAATTTTTTAGATATACTGGATCAGTTCAAGAAATACCTTGTCCTATATTAAATCATGTATTTGATGATATTAATAAATCTCAATATGCACAAGTTTATGCTGGACAAAATTCTAACTTCTCTGAAGTAATATGGTACTATTGTTCTAGTACCTCTACTCAGTGTGATCGTTATGCTATATATAATTATTTAGAAAACTCTTGGTATTTTGGAAACATGAATAGAAGTACTTATCAAGATAATGGAGTTGAATTAAATCCTTTAGCTTCTGAATATTTTCCTACTTCTAATATAGCTACTATTACTACAATTAATGGAGTAACACAAGGAAGAAGCATAATCTATGCTCAAGAATCAGGTGTCAATGCTGATGGTGTTGCTTTACCTGCTTTTATTCAATCAGGTGATGGAGACATTGCTGATGGTGAAACTTTTAGTTTTATTAATAAAATAATACCAGATTTTCAAGACCAAACTGGAAATGCTACGATTACTTTAAGAGTTAAAGATTATCCTAATGATACAGCTACGGTAGGTGAAACTTTAACTGTAAGTAATACTACAAGTTTTCTTAATACTCGTATTCGTGGTAGACAAACTAATGTAAAAATAGAAAATAATAATATTGATGATAACTGGAGATTTGGTACATTAAGAGTAAACATAAAACAAGATGGAAAAAGGTAAATACATAATAAGACCAGCTCGAATATCGGATGCTGTTCGAATAAGAGAATTATTGAAAACGTGGCTTAAAGAGGCTCCTTTTAACTTTGGAAATACTAATAATACTAAAGCTTTAGAAAATATAGTGTTTTACATTAAGAATAGTTTTGTTATAGTAGTAGAACATGAAAATATTATT